GTAGCTCCGCCAGTGGTAGCTCCGCCAGTGGTAGCTCCGCCAGTGGCACCTCCGCCAGTGGCACCTCCGCCAGTGGTAGCTCCGCCAGTGGTAGCTCCGCCAGTGGTAGCTCCACCAGTGGCACCCCCACCTACGAATATTCCAGTGGCCCCTGTCACAGGTCCGAGGGAATTTGACCCAATAACCATGCAGCCAAGGCCTGGAACAGGTGGTACGCCCAGCGGTCCTGTTACACCGGGTTACGGCGTGCCCACCATCCCTGGCGCAGGGCTAAGGGCCCCTGGCCTGAACGCGTTTGAAGACGAGGTGCTCAAGCGCACCGCAGTCGGCCCTTTGGCTGCTCCTGCAAACAGCTATGAGCGCCCAATGGTCCCGGTCCAACCCGGCTCATCGTCTGCTCCTGCCTCGCTCGAGCGCTCAATGGGCAATGGCAGTTTAGACCCCCACACCTTGGGGAGCTACAAGAAGCTTTCCGACACCTTTGGCACCACGCGGGACCGCATGGGCAACGCGGTTGCTTCTGCAGTAATCCCCGGAACAGACGCAGTGAGACAAGGCCAACTGTCTGCTCGAGCTGGAGCGGGAGGCTCGCAGCTGTCAAACACCTTGGGCACTACAACGGACCGTTTTGGCAATGTGATTGCGGCTCCAACAATGCCGGCGTTTTTTAAAGAGGGCGGAGAGGCCGTGTCGGAAGATCAAACAGAATCGTCTCGCATGCTGGCCGAAATGCCTGCAAAAAAAGTTGTGCAATACTTTAACGAGGGTGGCGAGTCGCATGTTTCGTCATTTGAAGGAATAATCCCTGTACCTGGGGGGTACATTTATTGGGACCGTGAGGCAAATACGTCTAGGCATGTGTTTGGCCCTCTTCCACCTCCCGGAACACTTCCCGGAACACCTCCCGGGACACCTCCCGGGACACCTCCCGGAACACCTCCCGGAACACCTCCCCCAACAACTACTCCCCCAACAACTACTCCACCCGGCACGGGTGGACGAGGCGGAGGCTTGGAGGCTGCCAAGCCATACACCCCATACAACCCGATCGTAAACACCCCCGGCACTACGGCTCCTCCAACGGCTTCCCCCGTTCCCACGCCCGCTCCCGTAGCGTCTATCCCAGTAGCCGCTCCAGTGGCTCCGGCACCGCTTGTGGAAGGCACTAGGCGCTCAAGTCCTGGCGGGACCAACACCTCCACGCTTCCAACTACGCCCTCGCCAGGGGTAACTCTTGCACCGCGCTCTTCCGGCATGAACGAGTTTGAAAAAGAGGTCCTCAGACGCGCCCCTGCCAATACGTATGCGGCTGTTGAAACGCCTATGTTTATGAAAGAGGGCGGGGAGGCCGTGAGCAACGGCACTTATATCAGCGACTACCTGCAGCAAGAGCAAGAGCAAGAGAAGGAAAAGGCTGATTCAATTGACATCGACCCGTTGGGCACGGCTCAAAAGTATTTGACCGATGTGACCGCTGTGACCAAGAAGTTGTCTCCTGTGCGCCAAAACATCAAGCGTCCTTCGCAGGGCGCGGGCGGTGCAGAGTCATCCAAGGAGATGAACCTCAAGTTGGGCTCTTTGGCGGACATCAAGCAGTTAAAGCTTGACACGACATCCTCGCCTGCCGAGCCCAAAAACACGGACTCAGCCCGGGCGCAGATGGAAGCGTTTGTCGAGCAGTATCAGCGCAAGATCAAAATTGCCAAGAACAAGGCCCTTGGCCTACGGGCCAATACCCTGGGCGCTCCTACTTTGGAAGCACCAACCCTGACCAGAAACACTTTGGCCAAAAAGACTTTTGCTGAAGGTGGTGAAGCAAAAAAGTTTGAGGACGACGAGGTGTCACAAGAAGAACTTGATGCCGCCAGTCGTCCGGCTTTTGTAACACCCAAGTCGGGCAAAGGCCGCAGGGAAGGCGAAATCAGCAAACAACTGAAGTCGGGTGACGCCTACGCCAACATGGCCAAGGGCGTGACCGAGCTGCCCTACGACCTCGTGGGTTCGGGGGTGGACTTGGCTACGATGGCGATGCGGCCGTTCGGCTACAGCACCGAGAAGCCCGTCATGGGCAGCGACTTCATCAAGGAAAAAATGACCAAGCTGGGCGTGCGCCCAGAGCCTCCTACTGATCCGACCGCCAAGGGTTTTTACACTGCCGGCGAGTTGCTGTCCAACCTTGTCAACCCTGCTGGCGCGGTCCGCACGGGCGTCAAAGGTGCGGAAAAGGTCGGCCAAGCGGCCACTGACGTGGGCAAAGACTTCTTGGAATACAACCGCCAGATTTCTGTTCCTGGCGCGAGCTACGCCGTACCGCCTCAAGGCCCAGCCAAAACGCCTGCACCTGCTTCCGGCTTGGGGTTCTACTCAGCAGCGGAGCAGGCAGCGCTCAACTTGCCCCGCAAAGAGGGCTCAGGCGCGGCGTTCTTGAACGACCTAATGAAGGCCCCTGATGTGAAGAAGGAAGAGTTGGCCTCTATGGGGTTGGACGAGTTCCTGCGCGGAAAGCCCAAGGCAACACGGCAAGAGGTCCAAGACTTCATTGCAAACAACCGGATTGATGTCAAAGAGGTGCAGCTTGGCGAAAAAGTTGTTGAGGACCCTGCGGGCCTTGCCAAGCGCAAAGAAATCTTTGACAAGTACGAGCCTGAGATACTGGCCTTGTACAAACAGATGGAAGCTGAGCCAGGAGGATACAGCCGGGAACGTGAGCAACGCTTGATGGATAAAGCGCTGGAAATACAGTTTAGACGGGACCGTGAAGCCGATGCTGCATACACCGTTCCTGAGCCTTTGCCCCCTAAATTTGGCCAGTTTCAACTTCCTGGCGGCAAGAACTACCGTGAGATTTTGCTGACCACCCCCGGCAAAAAACCACCACCAGTCACTTCCGCCGACGATCCTCGAGTAAAAATAGAAGGCTCAGAAACACGAGGCTGGGAGGTGCTTCTTGACGGAAAAACTGTTCAAAGTTACAGGCCAGGCGTCAAGGAGTCCAGCGTAAGAGACTATGCCCTTGCAGACGCAAACAGCGCGATTGAAAACCGAGCTGCAAGAAATCAATACAAGTCTTCCCACTTCGATGAGCCCAACATCCTAGCCCACCTAAGGGTTAATGACCGTGTGGACGCTGATGGTAAAAAAATGCTGCTGATTGAAGAACTTCAATCGGATTGGCATCAAGCGGGCCGGGAGAAAGGGTACAACACCCCGCAAAAACGAGCAGAAGAGCAAAAAAAATTAGATGCATTACTTGCGCAAAGACAACAATTACTAGAGAGACGGACACAACTTGAAGAACTTGCATCCCCTTATACAAGTCAAAACAAAGACGCTCCCAGAGATGTTGTTGATGAATGGAACAATGTTTCTAATCAGCTTAATCGGCTACAAACCGAGCAAAACAGGCTTGGCAGAGATTTTGGAAATACGGGCGTCCCCGACGCCCCCTTTAAAGACACCTGGCACCAGCTGGCCCTCAAGCGCGCGCTGAAGTATGCCGCTGACAACGGCTACGAAAGGGTGGGCTTGACCACGGGCAAACAGCAGTCTCAGCGCTACAACTTGGGCACGCAGGTAGACCACATCAGCTATGAGCCTACAGAAAAGGGTTTTTACATCAACGTCATCTCAAAAGACGGTCCAAACGTGTTGAACGGGGACTACTCTGCAAAAGAGCTGGAAGGCATTGTAGGAAAAGAACTTACTCAAAAAATGCTGGCCAAAGAAGGCAAAAATGAGTTCAACCCTGAGATTGAGCCCGACTTGGCAGAGATAAGAAGGCTGGATGGCGTGGACCTTCAGCTTGAAGACAAGGGCATGAAGAAATACTACGATGAAATCTACCCCGCTTTCCTCGCAAAGCAGGCCAAGAAGTATGGCGCGCAAGTGGGCGAGACAAGCATTAAAACGCAAACCAGCGCACCCGCCTATGTTGACTACATTGTCGGACGAGGGAACTTCACCGACACAACCGTTTTGGGCGTAAGGGCTGACGGGTCAACAGAAATTATCAATCAAAACCCCAACAGTTTGCAGGAAGCGCAACAGCTGGCCAATCGGTACAAAGAAAAACATTTGGGCGGCGGAAAAGAAGCGGTTCGCTACATTGACATCGCGCCGGGAATGAAAGACGCAGTACCATACGCAAAAGGTGGCATGGTCGACAAGAACACGGCTTTTATTAAAGCGCACTCGTAAGGAACACACATGGCAATCGAAAAAGCACTGAACCGCATGCCCATGCTTGAGGTGGTCATTGGCGGCGGGGGCATCCCAAAACCTCAGTCGGACATTGAGATCATCATTGAAGAGGACGGCGGCGCGACCGTGGAGATGGGCGAGAAGGACGCCGAGGAGGTGGATTTCTACGCCAACCTGGCAGATGTCATTGACTCGGACGAGTTGGCCTCAATCGGCATCGAAGTGTCCTCTTTGTTCCAAGCGGACAAGGGTTCGCGGTCCGACTGGGAGCAGATGTACGCCAAGGGCCTTGATCTGTTGGGCTTTCGCATGGAAGAGCGCACCAAGCCTTTCCGTGGCGCGTCGGGCGCGACCCACCCAATGCTGACCGAGGCCATCATTCAGTTTCAGGCGCAGGCTTTCAAGGAGCTCATGCCTGCTGGTGGCCCTGTCCGATCGCAGATCATGGGCAAAGAGACGGTGGAAAAGTTCCAGCAGGCCGGCCGCGTGCAGGACTTCATGAACTACCAGCTCACCACGGTGATGGAGGAGTACACGCCGGAGTTTGACCAGCAGCTTTTTTACACTGGCTACGGTGGTTCGACCTTCAAAAAGGTCTACTACGACTATCAGTTGGAGCGCATGGTGTCCAAACTGTGCCTGGCAGACGACGTTTACATCCCCTACAACGGCTCAAGTGTCGTGTCCCAATGCCCACGGCTCACGCACCGCATTGCGATGGACTCCAACGAGTACAAAAAGCGCGCTTTGGCCGGTGAGTACCTCGATATTTTCTTGGACACGTACTCCACACCTGCTGATGCAAGTCAAATTCAAGAAGCAATTGACAAAGTTACCGGCATCCAGCCCACCGACGACATTGGTGAGGTGTTTTTGCTCGAGCAATTGGTCGATTTGGACGTCCCAGGCTTTGAGGACAAGGACGAAAAGGGCGAGGTAACCGGGATCAAGCGCCCATACGTCGTCACATTGGCTGAAGACACGCTCAAAGTGGTCGGAATCCGTCGAAATTGGAAAGAAGACGACAAGAAATGCCGTCGCCGCAACTATTTTGTGCATTACGTGCTTGTCGAAGGCCCGGGAGCCTACGGTTTGGGCTTTGTGCACCTCATTGGGGGCCTTAGCAAGGCTGCCACGAGCGCCTTGCGCCAGTTGAACGACGCGGGAACGCTGGCTAACCTGCCTGCAGGCTTCAAAGCCAAGGGAGCGCGGATCGCGGACGACTCTAACCCGATCCAACCGGGTGAATGGCGTGACATTGACGCTGGTGGCGCGGAACTTTCTGCTTCGCTCATGCCATTGCCGTACAAAGAGCCAAGCCAGGTGCTGTTCACGCTCATGGGGTTCTTGATTGACTCGGGCAAGCGCTTGTCCAGCACTGCCGACATGCAGGTTGGTGACGGCAACCAGTACGCGCAGGTCGGAACGACCTTGGCGCTACTAGAGCGCGGCTCTATGGTCATGTCCAGCATCCACAAGCGCCTGCACTATGCCCAGACGCTGGAGTTCCGCCTGTTGTTCGAGGGTTTTGGCCAGTACATGCCTGACGAGTACCCCTACGACGTGCCTGGGGCCAGCCGCAAGATCAAGAAGAAAGACTTTGACACCATGGTGTCGGTGCAGCCCGTGGCTGACCCCAACATCTTCAGCTCTGCCCAGCGTATCCAGCTTGCGCAGATGCAACTGCAGCTGGCCCAGAGCGCCCCGAACATGCACAACATGTACGAGGCCTTCTACCGCATGTATGCAGCGCTCAATGTCCGTGACATTGACGGTGTGCTGTTGCCTCAGAACACCAACACGCCTCGTGACCCTGCATCCGAGAACAGCGACGTGCTGAACGGCATGAAACTCAAGGCTTTTGCCGGCCAGCAGCATGATGCCCACATGGCCGCGCACCTGATGATGGGCCTGTCGCCTCTCTTGCAAGCCAATCCCTTGGCTGCGATCGAGCTGCAAAAGCATATTCTGGATCACGTGCGCCTGCGCGCGGAAGAGGACGTCGAAGCCGACCTCTTTAAGGCCTATGGCACCGACCCCGACCGCATGATCTCCGCTATCCAGAAGGAGGGCATGGTTGCCCTGCGCATTGCTACTGGAATCAAGGAAGTGCGGGACATGCAAGAGGCCTTTGCAGGCGGCGAGGGACCTGACCCGTTGGTCCTGCTCAAGGAAAAAGAGATTGCCCAGCGTGGCCAAGCCGACCAAGCGCGGATTAACATCGACCAGCAGCGTTTGGCGTTGGATCAGCAGAAGGCACAAGAGACCAGCCAGATCAACCGGCAGAAACTGCAGCTGCAGCAAGCCAAAGTCAACCAACCAGGAGGCCAGTATGGCGGTTAAAGAAATCCCACTTAAGCCCGTGAAAACCAAGGAACCAAAGGGCGTAAAGCCTGGGATGCCCAAGACGCCCCCAGGCGTGCAGGGTCCGTCCATGATTGTCAAGAAGCGTGACGGTAACCGTCCAGTTAAGATATACTGAGTTGTGAGTAAGCGCTATCAGACGGGGCCTTGTGCCGTCTGCTTTTCATGGAAATCACCATGCTTGAATTTGCAGAAGCAGTTCTAAGAGAAATCAGGAAACTCCAGGATCAATCCAAGATGATTGTCCTGAACGGAACCATCACAGATATGGAGCGTTATCGCTACATGATGGGTCGCCTTGAGGGTTTGAGAATGGTTGAAGACTCCGTGAAAGACTTGCTCAAAAAGGTCACAGACGATGTCGACGATTTTCTCAAGTGAAAGGAAGACCATGGAAACCGCAGCAGTACCTGAAATCAACATGACCGCCTTGGAGCGTAAGTGGGCCGAGGAGGCAGTTAACAAACCGCCAGCCCTTGAAGACGCCTACACCGAGCTCGGGTTTGACCCCGAGAAGCTCGCCCAAGCCGTTATCGACACCATTCCAAAACCTAGCGGGTGGCGCATTGCCATCCTGCCCTATCGCGGCGCGGAAAAGACCAAAGGCGGCATCGTCTTGGCCGAGGAAACGCAGCGCAGAACTCAGCTTGGCACCACGTGCGGCTACGTTCTGAAAGTGGGTGACCTTGCCTATGCCGACGAGAGTAAATTTCCCGCCGGACCGTGGTGCAAGGCAGGTGACTGGATCATCTTCGGCCGATATGCGGGTGCTCGCATCCCAATCGACGGCGGTGAGATTCGTTTGTTGAACGACGACGAAGTTTTGGCTGTTGTAAACAGTCCTGAAGACATTCTGCACATGTAAAGGAGCAAAAGCATGAACGATGAGCTGCAATTTAAAGTAGGAGAGGACGAGAGTCCTGCTACCGTATCCATTGGGGAGGACGGCGCTGCTGAAGTGCTGGACAAGCCCCAAGCGCTTCTTGTCGAGACGTCTTCTCAACAGGGAGAGCTTGACCAGTACAGCGAGGGCGTCAAAAAGCGCATCGACAAATTGACCGCGCGCCTGCGCGAGACCCAGCGCCGTGAGCAGGCAGCCTTGGAGTACGCCAAGAGCGTCCAAGCCCGCGCCACGCAGCTCGAGCAGCAGTACATGACCGTGGACAGCGAGCGACTGGGCGAGGCCAACGGCCGTGTGCAGACGCAGGTGGTCGCGCTCAAGCAGATCATTCGCAAGGCCCGTGAAGAGGGCGACATTGACACCGAGACAGAGGCCCAGCAGCGCCTTTCAACCTTGACTTGGGAGCAGAGTCAGCTTACCGCCGCTACCCAGCAGCGCGAGCAACAGCAGCAGGAGTGGAACTACCAGCAGCAGGTGGCGGCCCAACAAGCCGCACAGCAGCCACAGGTCCAAGTGCAACAAGAGGTTGATCCGCGTGTTGAAGAATGGGCAGAGCGTAACCCATGGTACGGCCGCGACACGGCCATGACCCACGCTGCGTGGGGAATTCATCGCCAGCTAATTCAATCCGAAGGATTTGACCCAAGCAGCGAGGAGTATTATGATGAGCTTGACAAACGCTTAAAACAGAATTTTCCCCACAAATTGGGGGGAGGCCAGTCGCAAGCGCAAACTAACAGAGCCACCAGGAACGTGCAAACGGTGGCACCTGCATCCCGATCTTCGGGTATCAACAACGCACGCCGCACTGTCAAACTGACGCCAAGTCAAGTTGCAATTGCCAAAAAGCTGGGTGTTCCTCTTGAGGAATACGCCAAATACGTAAAGGAGTAAGACCATGTCAGACGTTAAAGTACCCGTACTCAATCGCAATTCTCGCGGTGTCGAATCCCGTGAGAAAGATGCGCGACGTAAACCTTGGGCTCCCCCTTCACGGCTGGACGCGCCTCCTGCGCCTCCGGGATAC